GACTGCTGCTAATACTAATGACATCAACGGCGAGAAGCATCGCTATGTTGCCACTGGTACTAGTAACACGATGTCTGTTGAGGATTTTGCCCGTGCCCGCCTCTCGCTGAAGAAGGCGAACGTGCCGGACACTAACCTCATCGCTATCGTTGACCCGTCGGTCGAGTACACCCTGAATACCCAGACTAACCTTGTCAATATTTCCAACAACCGTATGTGGGAAGGTATTGTTTCGGATGGTATCGCTTCGGGTATGAAGTTCGTGAAGAACGTCTACGGATTTGATGTGTGGTCCTCAAACCACCTCAAGACCAATGGCGTTGAGACGTTGGAGACTGTCGCTGTTAGCGGCTTTGCCAACAATCTCTTCTTCTCGGCTGCTCCGGGTGTGTCACCGTTTAAGGGTGCTTGGCGTCAGATGCCTCAGGTCGATACTGAGTTCAATAAGGATAAACAGCGCACCGAGTTCGTGACAACTGCTCGTTACGGTCTTGCTCTGTTCCGTCCTGAGAATCTCATCGTCGTCCCGTCGCAGACTAGCGTGTAAGAAAGGAGGGACATCAAATGACTTCTCAAACTTGGACTAATGATGATGGCCTTCAGGTTCCGTTCGGTCAGAATCAGGCTCGGGAAACCAAGTCTATTATGGGTAAGGCCCCTGTCGCTGGTGCTCCGGTCGAGTACATGGTTGCCGAGTTAAACTTCGACGATCTCCCGACCTTCACTGCCGACCTGAACAACGACGGAACGCTCAATGGCTTCTCGGATAGTGATGCTTACATCCCTAAAGGGGCGTACATCACGCGAGCTTGGCTCATCGTAAGCACTGGCTTTGCTTCCGGTACCTCGTACGATCTGGGCCTCTATGAACAGGACGGTACGGTTATCGATGCCAATGGTCTCGATGCTGCTGTTGCCGTTGCTGACATGGGTGCCAATGAGGCTGTTGACATGAATGGTCAGTTGGTTGCTACTCAGGACCTTCTGCTTCAGGATGCTTACCTTGTGGTTGCGGCCACTGGTACGTACACTGCGGGCGTTGCAAGGATCGTCATTGAGTACATCCAGATCACCCCGTAAAATAGGAGGACTTAACCAATGGGTAATCCTCGTAATAATCGGGCACTACTTGCTGATAGGACTGGCGACGCCTTGATTGGTGATCGGCAGGCTAATGTGGCAGACCCCGCTGCTCTGACTGATGTGTCAGAGACGATCACTGGCTATACTGCCCATGCTTCGGGTGCTGTAGCTGTGACCAGTAATGCTGCTACTGACCTTGATACTACGGCTGCTGCCTTGGCGACTTTGGAGAATGAAGTCACCTCTCTGGCTGCTGCTACTGGTGTCTTGGAAAATGAGACTGCGGTTGTTCGTACCGCTGTTCTGAGCATTCTTAATGTCTTGGAAGAGCACGGTCTTATGACCGCTTCTTAAAGGTTTGCTGGGTAGTTGGACGTAAGAGGGATACGCGCCTCTGGGTACCACGCCCTGACAGAGTAACCCCACCCAGCAAACTACACCACGGCAGTGCTGAGAAGTACTAGCACAAGGCCCAACGACAACATCTGGTTTTTTCCAGAGGTCCTATAGAAGTCGGTTTAACGTCCGGTCCGTGGTGACTGGCCCGAGGGGAGCCAACTTAATCCCCTCACCTTATTCAGAATAGGAGAGTAACCTGTGGTTGAACATAACGTCCTGACAGACCCGGAACTGCATGAGCCAATTGGTATCGCCGCTGCCACGAGTAATCAGGTGTACGTTGCTGATGGGGTTGGTAGTGGTACCCATAAAGTTATTGTTCCATCTAATCAAGTATTAGTCGAGTCAGCCAGTGATTTCCCTTCGGCGGTTGCTGGCGTTCGTACTCTAGCGGCAGCTACTACATATCTTGTAGCAGGTAATGTAAGTATTGGTTCTGATCGTTTAGTGATGGGTGCTGCAACTCTGTTAAAAGGAACTAATCCTTTCGCAGACATCATTATTTCGACAACCTCAGGTGCTCTTATCACTTCTGCTGATACTTTTCTTATGGATAATCTAGGATTTACTTGTAGTAGTGGAAGTTGGTTAGACTTAAACGGCACAGGAATACAAACCTTTGTTGCTACAAAATGTGTGGTTAATAGTTGTGATACTATTGGCGCAATTACAGATATGATTACTGTAATTTTTGATACATGCCAAGTTACAGCAGCTACCTCAGGGGGTCTCACCCTCACTGGCAGTAACCACGGTTCTTTTAAAATTACTGATGGAAAATTTATTGTAACTCTTGGTCCTATTATTGATTTTGGTACCGCAGTTTTTGATCGTATCTTTATTATTAATGCTGTTTTTGACAATCCGGTAGGTGTGACTGGTCTTGATATTGCTCCATCTAGTGCTAATTTATCTGCTGCTGGAATTGGGTATATCACAGACAACTTCTTCCTAACCCCAACCAATGCTAGTGTAGGTTACGCCAACGGTGATATCGGTTGGATTGTTCGCGGCAACTTGGGAATGGTTGATAATATCGATCATGCTCAAGGTTCTATCGAGAACAGTGCTCTGAATACCACTGTCATAGTCGGAACCGCTGTCGTAGCTAACTTTGGTACAGCTTTTGTAGCTGATGAACAAATAGGATTTACTGTCAGTACTGCTGGTAGGTTTACTTTTGATAATAAAATCTCTTCAGTTTTCCTAGTCAACTGTAGTATTTTTGCTACGATTGTTGGTGGTGCTACTAGACAATACAGTTATTTTATCGCCAAGAATGGTACAATTATTAGCAGTTCAATTTCTACTACAGAATTAGACGGCTCCAACCCAGATTCTTTTCATTGTCAGAGTATCGTAGATTTGAATCAAACTGATTTTGTCGAACTATTTGTTAGAGCAGATACGGCTACGACTGTTCTTAATCTTGATACTCTGTCCTTTACTATCACCCAGTTAGGGGTTTAAAATGGTAGCAATGAAAAAGACCTTGCTCGAAATCGTTCAAGACATCTTGAATGATCTTGACTCGGACAGTGTTAACTCAATTGACGACACGATTGAGGCTACTCAGGTTGCCAACATTGTAGCCCAAACCTACTTCGACCTTATTTCTGATAGAGTTATTCCAGAACACTTTGAACTCTTTCGTCTCACCGCCTTGAGTGACAGTGAACGTCCCAACTATATGGCACTACCAGATACAGTGGCTAACATTCACACGATAGAGTATAACAAAAGTAATGCTAGTCCTATCTTGCAGGAGTACCGAGAGATTTTCTATCGTGAGCCTGTGGTTTTCCTAGCAGACACAAGGACACGTAATAGCTCTGACGCCACAATCAAGACCGTGTTAGACTTTAATGGGTCTACTGAGCTGCTCATCTTCAACGACCGAATGCCCGCCTTCTACACATCGTTTGACAACAAACACATTGTATTCGACTCTTGGCTCTTAACCACTGATACCACTCTACAGGCGTCTAAGAGTAGGGGGTACGGGGAACTCATTCCTACTGTAACCCTGACAGACATCTTCACATTTGACTTCGAAGCGAAGTACTTCCCTTATTTAGTCTCTGAGGCTAAGAGCCGGGCGTTCAGTGTCTTGCACAAAACCTTGGACCAGAAGGTAGAACAGACGGCGCGTAGGCACAAGAGTTTCATACAGAAGGAGAAGTGGCGTTTTGACACACAAAAACCAAACGACAGGCGGAATTACGGACGCACTTAATCAACCTCTCTTCTTTAAAGAGCATCCTGAAGATCAAATTATTTTCTGTACCACCTCTAAACGAAAACAGAAGATTAAAATCTTTGTCCCTGTAGGTAACTTCGCCCGTTGGAAAATACTTTATGAAGACGGACGTGAGATTACAAAACTAAGTGACGGCTATTACCTCTCTCGTAGAGAAGCGATTAAGGCGGTAGTGGAATGGGAACGAACAGCGAAGAAAACGCAAGATGCCAAGCAGTTCGAATTATTCGGTGATAAAACACCCCCCGTCCTAAAGAGGAAAAAGATACGGAATGGTCCAAGAGCTGAAACAAACTCCGGTTAGTACGTTTGTAAGGGGCCTTATTACTGAGGCGTCTCCTCTTACGTTCCCTGAAAATGCCTCTGTAGATGAGAATAATTGTGACCTCAAGCGGACGGGAGTACGTAGCCGTCGTAAGGGTATTGAGTTCGAGAGTAGTTTTTCTCTCAGCTCTTTTACATTCCCTAAAGGTACCCTTGTTCACTCTGTGACTTGGGAGAACGTGTCTGGACAGGCTGGTGTTGAGTTTGAAGTGGTGCAGGTAGGGAACACCCTCCGGTTCTATGACAAGTCTGTGTCCCCTATCTCTGGGAGTGAGAAAACTTTCACTGTTAGTCTTAGTGCTTTCAATGCAGCTAATAACGAAAGTATATTAGAGTCTCGTATTTCAGGGAGCAATATCAATGGTAATTTTATTGTTGTTTCTCCTGCTATTGAGTCTTTCTTTATTGAGTATGACGCCGATCTAGACACTATCACAACCACCCAAATCAACCCTAAAATCAGGGACTTTGAGTTCCAAGGGGACATATCAGGATACAATGACAGAATTTCCACCTCTATTGTTTCTGACGTTCGTAAGTATGATACCTACAACGCCGGGTGGGTAGACCATACCACAAGTGGGGCAGATGTCCTTTTTGGTAGTGATGAGGGTTTTGTAACTCGTACAGGTAATTGGCCTGAATTGACTCTACCTTGGTTCACTTCTAAATTAAGTGATGGTAGGTTTTCTTTTTCACAGTTTGGAAGGCTTGGTGGTGGTAACTCACTGCTTGGTAATGGACATTTTATCCTTAGTCTGTATAACAAAGACCGTTCTACCGCCTCTAGTGTACCAAACTTACCCATAGTAATAGAAAGTTCACGTTTCTCTACTACAGTCGGATTCGCAGGCCGTGCTTGGTTTGCTGGGTTGAAAAGTTCGAAGAATGGTTCAAAAATTTTCTTCACCCGTGTCATAGAAAGCTTTGTCCAGATTGGTAACTTCTACCAAGAAGCTGATCCTACCGCTGAGACTATCTCCGATCTAATTGATAGTGACGGTGGTGTTATTAATATCCCTAGTGCCTCTAACATTCGGGCGCTATTCGAGTGGAGTAATTCCCTCATAGTCTTTGCTGAGAATGGTGTGTGGGAGATCAGTGGAATAGATGGGGTATTTAAGGCCACCGAGTTCTCTGTCGCCCGTCTTAATGGTGCTAGTGGTATCACGAACGTAGCGGCCCTAGTAAATGCAGAGGGCACACCGTTCTGGTGGGGTATTGATGGCATCTACACGATAACTCCTAATACAGACTTGACTGTAGCTGCCAGTACACAAGGAACTAATATATCTCTATCTACCGTTCAAACTTTTTGGGAGGCTATTGATGGAGATCAGAGAAACGATGCTGTAGGAAATTACGATGGAATAAATAATAGGGTCTTCTGGCTCTATGGTAACGACTCTGTTACTCGCTATAAGTACAATAAAGTCTTAATAATGGACGTTCCTCTACAAGCATTCTATCCTTGGGAATTTGAGGATGAGAGTTCGAATACTAACTACGTGGTGGGGATGTCTTATTTTTCTGGCTTAGGAGCCACCACAGAAACTCTTGATGTTGAAGAAAACACGGTACAAGTAGAGGCCAACAGTGTTGACGTTGTAGTCACACAGTCTATCCCTACTGCTCTTGGTACCACAGAGATTAAATTCTTAGTGAGGGATGGGGACACAGGTAAACTTAGTTTTGCTACTGTTACTAGTCTTACGTTCCTAGACTGGACCACTGAAGACTATCTCAGCTTTGCTGAAGCTGGATATGACTTTGAAGACGACATGACTACCTACAAGCACGGTGTGTACGTCACTACATACTTTGATATAACCGAGACTGGGTTTAGTGGGAATGAAACTACTGGGTACGCCTTTCTTAATCCATCTAGTTGCCTAATGTCCGCTTTTTGGGACCTCAAGCGATCCTCTAGTAGTTCACAACAAGCCTACAGGTTCCTAATACCAATCGTTGTTGATACAGGAAACCTTTCTTCTTTTGCTTATCCATTTGAGTCTGTTATCACACGTAATCGTATTCGTGGTAGAGGGCGTAATTTAAAACTGAGGTTTGAAAGTACTACTGGTAAAGACTTTCAGCTTCAGGGGTATGAGGTAATCAATGCCAAAAACCAAGGACTATAGTATCCACGAGGCTACCAAAGAAGACGCCATTGATCTTGCAATTCTAGGCAAACAGTTTGTAAAAGAGTCCCAGAACGAACTACTAGGATGGAACTCCACCAAAGTATTCGCCTCCCTTCTAGACGCTATTTCTAGAGACGACTTCGGTGTTTTTATATTGCGCCACGAAACTGAAATAGTAGGGATGCTCATTTCCTTTGTGGCTCCTTGTTTCTTCTCAGATGTGGTGCAAGCCTCGGAGCTTGTGTGGTACGTTGACCCTGACCATCGTGGGTCAAAGGAAGCACGGTACATGGTAGAACTCTACGAACAATGGGCGGTAGAACACGGAGCAGTGTGCTCGATCTTAGTCAACCTCAATGTACTGAAGGGTGACAAAGTAGCAAAATTATATGGGCGAATGGGTTACAAAATGGTAGAAAATACTTTTGTGAAGGAGCTTTAAATGCCAGTCGCTACTTCCACATTAATTGTCGCTGGTCTTGCCTTGGCTGCTGTTGGTACGGCTGGTTCTTTTATCGCACAGCAGCAACAGTCGTCTGCTGCAAAGAAGGCTGCGTCAGAAGAGAAAAGGGCAGCTAAACTGACGGCGGCTCGGCAACGTAGGCAAGAGATTAGACAAGCCCGGATTGCTCGGGGCCAGACACTTAACGTTGCTGGTCAAGTTGGCGCTCAGGGTTCTTCTGGCCTTGCCGGTGGTCTTGCTAGTATCGGGGCACAGGCTGGTGCCAACATAGGTTTCAATGTACAGACTGAAAATATTGGACAAAAGATTGCTTCGTTCGGTGGCAAGGCGAGACGTGCTGCAAGCTTTGGTGCCATTGCTGGTGGTGTAACTAACCTTGGTGGTGCTTTGTTTAGTAACGCGGGTGCTTTCGGTCGTCCTTCAGCCGCACCAGTTCGAGCGCCACTTCCTGTGCCGAGGCCCTTTTAAGTATGGCAGAAATAGAATTTGATCTTGAAGCTAGTGGAGAGTTTAACGCCTTTCCTACTGTGGAGAGTGTTGACTACGGCAGTGAGATGAAGCAGTACCTTGCTGCAATTCATTCACTACGTACAGGTACGCCTGTTGAGGTTGCCAGACAGGAGATTGAAGCACTAGGTGATACGTTGTTCAGCGGACGATCTCGGACTGAAGCCAGCGCTCTTGTGTCTGGACGGTTTTCTGAGTCTGTCGCTGAGGCGGTTGAAAACCAATCCCCTTCTGGTGTGTTTGATGCTGAAGCAACTAGGGTGCAAGAGCAGGAAGTGGTAGATAACTCCCGCGCCCCTGAAGTCTTGGCTGAAACTCAGACCAACCTCGGTGATGTGTGGGATGTTACCACCAGTAGGACTGCCGCACGTACCTCAGTCTTTCACAAAAAACTTGCAGAAGTTGCAGGAAAGACTGAACTGACAATTCTCAGTGGTCTTCTTGACTTTGCTGACATCGTTGCTTCGTTCCCCTTTGACGTTTTAACTGGTGGTGGGTTCAAAAGAGCTGATCTTGCACGAGAAATTCAAACTCTTCTGTCTGCTGACATCTCTGAAGAAGCTTTCAACACCAGACTGGACGAGGTAATCGAAGAGGCGAGGGATGCTGGTTGGTTTTCAGATGAGAACGCTTTGTTCTTGTTTGGTGAGATTGCTAACCTACAGGAAGGTGGTATTGGTGTTACTGCTAGACTAGATAAAATTGGTACTGTTCTTGATGCAGCCTTTTTACCCGGAGCGGCGTTGGGTGTTGGCAAACTTGCTGTTCGTGGTTTTAGATCGGCTCGTAGCACTACCTCTGTCATAGCCTCTATGCGTGGACCCTCCGCCTCTAGAGAGATACTTACTAGTGCTCTTGAAAGGCCCGGTACTGTCGAAGCTGCTACTGCGGGTATTCCAGAGCACACGCTCCCCGGTTACCTACGCACCCCTAATTCGAGTGTTGATCCTCAGGCGTGGAGTGCTCCGGGTTTTGACGCCGCTGCTAAGAATGAACGTACCAACCTCTTCTTCAACATCATACGCAGCTACAACTTTGGTCGTAGGATTAACCCGGAGGTCTTTGATACTTGGGTGCCGAAGGGGTTGAAGGCTCTTCACGATGACCTAGATACCACCTCTCGCAGTAATGTATTGAGTTTGCGTGTTGACCCTGATGATAGTGGTAATATTTTTGGCGGTATCCTATTCGGTCGTAGAGATGGTACTCCATTTCTGACCAAAGGCAACGCTACTAAGTTCAAGAACAAGCACGGTGGGGACCTTGTTCCTATCACTCAAGGTGACAAGACACTCTACATGGTAGAACAGACAAAAAATCTGTCTACTGCGGGTCTTGTCGATCCCCTTGATTCGTGGGAGATCGGTAATCACTTCTTTGGAGAGTGGGGGGCCACCTTTCTCACCATCCCCCAAAGGTTGGAATCCTTAGCCAAACGTGGAGAGGGTGTTCTTGGTAGGCTCACCTTAGAGATTGCCCCTATCGTCCGTGGTGCTATCAAAAACACTGGTAAAGAGGACACCAAAAGGGTTGAACAAATCTTCTGGGCTCTTAGGGATGGGGACAACCTCTCCCACTATCGTCGTGCGCTCACGATGCCCGAATTTCGTAATGAATGGTCAAAACTGAGTGGTGGACCTACTCCGTCTAAGGCTGCTGAAGACCTCTACCTAACAATTCAGGAGTTAAATGACGCCCTGTACTTCCTCAAGGCTGATCGTATCTTCAAAGAGGTAGTTGACGAGGGAAATACGGTCTCTGTCTATCGTCACGTAAACAAAGACGGTGATATGGTGGAACGTAACATACTAATGCGCCTCGCCCCTGATGATCTACCAGACTCTACTCTTATTTATGACCCCGGTACTGGTGTCCGCCTTTCTAAGTCTGACCTAAAGGCCAATCAGAAGGTTTTCGTTATAGACGGTGGGGTTGATGTCGGTGGAGAAGTGGCTCGGTACATCATAGCTGACGCAAAAGGTACGCGCCGTGTATTCCACAGCGATGTTCTTGGGTATAACCCCGGTGGTCCTCGCGGGTACGAGTTCATTAACCATGCTGTTAAGCAAGGGAGTGAGGTACGTTTCATCGACGGTACTACAGCCCCCGGTAGGGCACGTACATTTCTAGGCACGGCTACAGCTAAAGAAGCGGAGACTGCTGTAGAGCAGGTGAACCTCATCTTTGCCAAGATTAGGGAGATAGCCCCAGACTTACGCAAAGGGACCAAGGCCAATGCGATGGACTCTCTTCGGTCTATCGGGAACGATCCAGAACTTTTAGAAGTTGTACTCAAAAACAACGACTGGAACCTCAACATTGAGAATGTGGACGACTTCATTAAGTTTCTTGAGGACTTCAGCCTAGACCCTCGTCTCAACGTAGGTACAGCCCACATGGACGACGCTCTGGCTATAGCCGACGATGCTGGCAACCTGATTTACAACGTGAGGAAAGGGGAAACCCACAGGTCGGACTTTGACGGGGTGTTGAACTCTCCTCGAAACGGCCCTCGGCAGAACGATCCCTTGATCGGATTTGGTGGGGACCAAGCACAGACAAGATCACCTCTCGACATGATCTCCAATGATTTCATTCGCACCACACATGAACGAGCTTTCTCAGCTTACAACTTTCAGGCGGTGGGTGGTTGGTTAAAGGGAGTTGAAAAACACCTCAATATAGACGACCTTGCTGGTCTTAAACCTCGTGACGCTATGAACGCCGTGGTGTTCCCTAAAAACCCTAACGAGCAGTTGCGGGCGTACATGAAGGCGCGTGACTCGATCAATCGTACCCTCGGCCACGTTTCTGAGTACGAAAAGAGGTGGAACGGCTACATTGAACGTCTCTCTGAGCGTATCTACGACAAGGGTTGGAAAAAAACTGGCACTACAATAGCCCAAGCACAGTTGTCCAAACGCCCCCTTGAGTCTCTGAGGGCTTTTGCCTTTCACTCCAAGCTGGGGTTGTTTGCCTTCGATCAGCTCTTCGTTCAGAGTTCTCAGGTATTCAACATCATTGCTATTGCTGGCCCTATTCGTACCTTTCCTGCTATGGCTTCCGCTACCCCTCTACGTATGACCCTCATTAACACCTCGGAGGCATTTGCTAAGGAAGTTGGCCGCAGAAGCGCTGCTTTCACAGGTATGGATGTAGATGAGTTTGTGAGGTTCTCCCGGTGGGTGCGTGAGAGTGGTCGTACTGTAATTGGTGGTGAAGTCTCAGAGCTGAACTCAGTCAACCAAGTCATGGCTAAAGGCATGGTGGGTAGAGTAGCAGAGATTGGGCGTGTATTTTTTGATGAAGGGGAACGGTTCCCTCGTATGGTCGCCATGCACGTAGCGTGGAAAGAGTATGCCAAGAAGTTTCCTAAGCTCGACCCTTTTGGGGATCACGGTATTGTTTGGATCACGTCTAGACAAGATGTTCTCACTGCGTCTATGACTCGATCTAGTGCCGCTGTGTGGCAGAAAGGTCCCTTGAGTGTCCCCTTTCAGTTCTTGAGTTACTCGTCCCGTATGATGGAGAGTATCTTCTCAAACCGCCTCCTCACTAAGGTGGAGCGTGCAAAACTACTGACTGCACAGCTTGCTTTCTGGGGAGCAGCGGGTACTGGTATAGGTGGACCTATTCTGGACTATTATGTCACTGCCGGTGGGCTTGAGATGGACCCAGATGAGTATACAGCCCTTCGATATGGTGTCTTGGACTGGGCTATTGGTATCTCTACTGGTGCTGATACTGCGTTTGGTGCCCGTTTGGCGGTAGGAGAAGGCTTCTGGAACCTTTGGGAAGACTTCTCAGAGAAGACACTCTTCGAAGCTGTCGGTGGTCCCTCAATCCAGACTGTCACAGACTTTTCAGATATTATTTTTCAGAGTATGGTAGATGTAGCCAATGGCAACACCACTATGCTTGCTGGGGACGTCCAAAAACTGCTTCGTAACTTCACTGGTCCCAACAAAGCATATAATGCTTGGGTAATCTACACCACCGGGGATTATCTTGCCCGTAATGAGACGTTAATTGCCCAAGGCTTGAATAAAACAGATGCTTTGGTCTATCTTGCAGGTGCTCCGCTACAAGAAATTGAACTTGCTTACTCTCGCCTACAAGTGATGCAAAACCAAGACGCGTATATCAAAGAGCATGGTAAGCGTATAGGTGAAATGGCTCGTAGGATGAGACAAAAGGTGCTCAACGGAGACATGGAAGGTGCCGCTGCATTATCAAAACAAATGGCTGATGCTGTGGCGATAATGGAACCTTGGGCACAAGAAGAGAGTAAGTTTTTCTGGGTTCCTGACGCCAGCACGTTCATGGACGATATGCTTAATAAATCTATCCGACGTGGACAAGCTAATATCGACCTACATAGAGATGAAGGAGAGTAATAGTGGCTGGTTTTCTCGCCCCCACCCTACCTGATATCGCCCCGGCCCCTAGAGCACCTGTTGCTCCTGCTGACACATCTGTTGGTGATGCCCTCACAGGTGTCGCTAAGATTTTTGATGCAGCCTTCACCGAAACAGGAAGTAAGGTAAGACCCACCCAAAAGGACAGGGACACCCTCACACTACAACCTTTTATGAGTGACATTGCGCGTCTTGAAGCTCAGAGGGAAGAGCTTGGACCCGGCCAATTCAAAGCAAGGCTCAATGGTGTGTTTTCTTCCTTTGTCTCGACCAACCCACTGTTGGTAGCAGAGGCAAGAGCCGGTGTTGTCGGACTAACTGGGCTTGAGATTGGTACAGAAGAAATTGATGTACTTGGTTCTATAGAAAAGAACGCCATTTCCTATCTCAACACTGATGAAGGCGCAGCGCGATTGCCTGACCTAATGAGCCGGTCCTTGGTTGATGGTGAACTGGACAACGACCTACTTGTCCTCAATGCCATCGCCGCACAGGCAGAGGATGCCAAGGATGACGCTGAGTTAGCCAGATTGAACGTACAACTAGGTATCGAGCAAGCTAAAAGCGGTGTTAATGAAGTACGGCTTAAGGGTGTTGTCGATGAGTGGTTATTTAAGTTTGGTAATGAGGCCCAAGGACACTTCCAAGGTGTCATAAGGGGGGCTCTTTCCACCAACGCTACTGTCGCGGATGGTACCACGGTCATCGGCCAACTACGGGATCAGAGGGCACAGCTTGCCAACAAGTTTGAAGCAAAGGCGAGGCAAGGGGGTTTTGCTAACCACGATGATTGGGATGTATCTATTCCTCTACGTTCTTACGACAACGCCATTGAGGCTCTTGTGAGGCAGCAGGAGGATATCCCGAGACTCTTCGAGGCGATGCGAGCGTCAAGTTCTATCAATCTTGGTGAGACTATCAATGCTGTAACTGGTGTCGGTGGGTTCCAGCCAGAGGTTATTGATTACGTCTTTAGAAATATCATTGTGGGTGGTTCGAGCGAACTTACTGCTTTGGCAGAGGGTTTGAGGGCATCGAAGACTAAAGCTACTCTTGTTGACAGACCTCTGTTCTCTGTGGGTGCTGCTCCTGTGACAGAAGCAAATCCTCCGACAGAAGGAGGTGCTGCTACACCACAGGCTAAGGTAATCGCCTCTGAGTTGTCTAGAGATGAAAGGCAAACCGAGGTGATGGGTGGTCTGGCTAACTTTGGAGCTTATATCATTGAAAACGGTGTTGATGAAAACTACAGGGCTACCGCAGTGGAAGGCTTCACCTTAGCCTCTTTAGCAATGACCACAAGCCCACAGCCTGTGTCTGTAGATGTCTTTGATCGTATGTACGACGCGAAGTTTTTCAACACCTACACCAACATCACAAAATTTGGGGATGAGGTGGCTGGTAAACTACAGACTGAAGTGACGCACAACCTTTCAGTTCTCTTCTCCCAGAGGACAAAGCTCGCCTCTACTCGTATCACTAATAGCTTCGATAGTGTGCCTTCCCTCGGTCTGAGCTTCAAGGACGGGGAGATTGTCCTCGGGTTTAACACTGTCGGGGCTGGGTCTACTGCGGTTGAGAAAAAGCTTTTGGCTAGGTTAGACCAGTTCGGGCTACCGAGAAACATGAGTGGTATTCTTAGATTAAGTGACCTAGACCCAATCACGGTGAACGCCGCTGGTCTTGGACCCATCGAGGGCAATCTTCGGGACCTTCGTAAAGAGGTAACTTACCTCAACAAGATCACCTCTACTGTCGCACGTTTGCCAGATATCGCCCAGCACGTCCTTCCTCGGATTGAGGAACAGCTTGCGGTTAGGCCGGTGATCAGCAGTGCGGAAGAATACAACGAGATTGTGCCAAACCTACCCAGTGGTCAGGAGTATATTGTCATCGGCAGTGATGGTAAGCCCATCCTAGTGACACGAGGGTCTGAGAGCTTCCTGTTCCCAACGGGTATTGGGGATGAGTAATCATTTACCTAGTTGGTTCTTCGACGCTAAGGAAGCGGATGTTGTAACCCAGCTACCCAGTTGGTTCATAAATCTTAACCAACCACAGGAAACGGCAGAAGAGATGCCCCCAGAAGTAGAGGTGAGAGCAATGAATAAAGGTGAAGGAGGCTTCACAGAGAGGATGTTGGCTGAGATACGTAGTCACGAGTCCCCTAATCATGGGTACAATGACTACTTCGGTAGAGGTTTTAAGAGAGGACCGTTTGCCCCATCTAAAGACCTAACGAAGTTAACCATCAACGAGGTATTGTCTTGGCAGGTTGCCTCCAATCCCACTGGTCCTGACACCTCTGCTGCTGGTGCTTACCAAATCATCAGACCAACCCTAATGGGTCTTGTTAGGAGTATGGGACTGAAGGGTGACGAACTGTTCGACAACGAACTACAAGACCGTATGGCTATTAGTCTAATGAACGGTAGGGGTTTACAGAAATTTCTTACTGGGGACCTTGACGGAGATAGTTTTGCGAATAAGATGGCGCGGGAGTGGGCTTCTCTTCCTGTGTTGAAAGAAGATAGACGTGGGAGGCGAATAATCGCTATCGGCCAGAGTTACTACAGGGGTGATGGTGTCAATAAGGCCTTCAAAGGCGAAAAAGCTTTCGAGCAGTACAAAGAACTGTACGCTCTGGCAGATATAGGAGAATAAACTATGGCAGTCATTAATTATGTGAATGTCGCCAACCAGAAGTTCACTTTTACGACTCTGAGTGCAAGCGACACAGGCCAGCCGATCTTTATGGACGCGGGTGTTGGCCTTCTTTTGAATATCCAAGCTGTTGTCGGTGGGGGTACCGGCTTTAACAGTGGCACCATGACCATTCAGGTTAGTAACGACGGTACCAACTGGAATACTATCAAAGATGTCCACGGCACCGATGTTACATTTACCGCAGCCGGTGTTGCTGAAATAAGCACTGGTGCTCAGTTTATTCGGCCCTCTGGTGATGCTTCTATCAATGACGTTGATGTAATCTTTAGCTTCGGGTAATAAAAAATGAGTGGTTGGCAAGAGAGACGGTGGGGCCATATTTCTGGCTCTGGGTTAGGTAAAACCAAGGGCAATAAAGGCGGCGGCCAAGGTGGTGGTGGCGGTCGTGGCGGTGGTATGCGTCGTGGTCGTGGTCGAGGGGGCGGTCCAAACTTAGGGCCTGTCGTCGAACAACACACTGTCATAGCCGAGAGCAAAAATACCATCGACTTTACGAGTATCAGCGGTGTTCCAATGGGCGATTTTGCTTTCGTCACGATGTTTATTGATGGTTTGACTCTGATTGGTGGTGGGTCAATCGCCGGATTGGTTATGCAACTATCCACGGACGGTGGCTCTACTTTCGAGACGGCAGGAGGTTATTACAAGAATGTTATAACGAGCACCGGGAGCACTACCTTGTCAAATGACAGCCACGCTCTTGCTTATAATGGTGCTGGTCCCTATGACCTGTCTACGTTCATCTCTGACATGAACCAACCCTGCCCCACGATGATCCAGAACCAGCAGTTAGTGTTCGGCGACGGCACACCGTCACGTCAGAGGACAATGACCACAGTTGCCGAAGCGCATGACGCGATCAGGTTGACGTTGGACATAAATTCAGGTACTCCGACGTTTAGCTCGGGCACTGTGTATCTGGTCGGGTACAGGACAAAGGTGGGATCACTCCAAACCCGCGACTTTACCACCAGCCCCGGCACCTCATGGGTTGTTAACATTCCCGCCGGACACACGATTGCCAGTATTTACATGGAAGATGTAGCTCTCTCGGCCTCGGGGGCTGTAAGAGTACGTCCTTCCGTTGGAGGTACGCCAGTTTCCGGTTTTCGAGCTTACAATTTTGATAGCGCAAGCAACCTTGTTTCAGAACCACCCGGCATGTTTTCCGGCAGTGGAGTTGGGGGTATCTACGACTATATTTCTCTATGGAATTTAAATGTAGGTGCGCCCTTGACGTTTTTTCAGCAGCAGTTTGTTGACTCGGCTGAAGCACAGGTTAGAGCAGGTATGAGGAAGGCTGCAACAAACTACAGTCAACTCTATTTTGATAGTGGTACAGGATTAACCATCGACGAGGGTACTATCTATGTTCAAACATACGAGGCTAAGGCAACTATTCTATTAAACGAGGACTTCTCGGCCACTCCGGCCAGTTCGTTTGATGTAACAGGGCTGTCTAACACTAACGCCAATGCTATTATTTTGTCGTCGTTTGACTTGACCCTTGCTGGTTCATCTGGTATCGAGCTTCGCGTTATGTTAGATGGGGTGCAAGACAACGGGAGCACGGATTACCTCAACACAAGTATATCATCTACTGGTGACAACGTATCGGAGCTATCCAAATTTCTCATGTCACAAATAGCCAACACGATCCAAGGACTACTTGGTATGTTTGTCGGGTTGCCACAACCCTCTATTACGCAAATGGTTCACTCCAATTTGTTTTACGAGGATACATCCAACCTTCCAATGGTCGCGGGCGTTAGACAAGAGAGCCAAGTGGAGGACGGGTTTCGTCTATTCACAGAGCCTTCCAACAATATCGACGGCGGCACGATTTATGGTGTTGGGTATCAATTGTAAATAAAAAAGAGGCCCCGATTAAAGGAGCCTCTTCGATACCAACCCTAGCGGCATCTCTTTAATTGTTAGAAATCCCCGCCACCACCGGGACCACCGGGTGTCTTTTCAGGTTGCTTTGGTTCGTAAGACATCTTTAGCGGTCCTTAACCCAGTCTTCGACCAAGTTAGCAACACACTCGTCGTTGACCCATTCGCCACCGATCTCAGCACACTGCTTGATCCAGAAGTCCCCGAAGTCAACGAGGAACTCAAGGGCGAAGAAGTATTCTAGAGAATTAAGAAAACTTTCCATTAGTCACAACTCCTATTTCCATTATTATCAATGAAGCAAGCTGCTCCATCTTCGGTTGGGGTGGCTTTTTTCGTGAGTACTCCAACCCTTTTGCCACCGTATTCAGCAGGTCGGAAGGTAGTAATACCGGAGGCTCCACCCTTGTACGCACTTAGGTACACATCCTTAAACTCAAGGAAGGAGACCTCCGGGCCGACATTACACGTCTTGGATACACTACTGTCTACATACTTGGACGCTACACAAAGAACCTTGACGTGATCTTCAACGCTACACTCCTCACTAGTCACACCCACTACCCCATACTCTGCCTCAGCCCAGTCCATCATCTGAAAAGAACGAACACCTCCATCAGACTGATAAATATTACGGGAATACCCACCAGCAGTGTACGGAGGCTCGATCCCGCTAGATATGTTACCAGCACCCAAGCTAATAGTGCCAGTTGGAGCGATACTAAGAAGGTGGCTGTTACGAAGTCCATTTTCTATAATTAACTCCTTTATATAGTCAGGTAATCTATTAGAAAAAGAATCAGATACATCTAAATCATCAATATATACCATTGAATCATATTTCTCAAACGATCCCTTCTCTATAGCAAGGGAGATACTACTCATGTAGGCTGAATCTCGGAGGGTGCACAACACACCTTTCATGAAGGCGATCATCTTGTCCGAACCGTAGGGAAACCCTAGTATCTCGGCGGTGTTAGCCAACCCAGTAATGCCAAGGCCCATGCGTCTCTTACTCTTTGCTTCTCTCTCCTGCTCTGGAAGGGGATAGATAGCTCGATCAATGACGTTATCCATTGCTCGTACCACGGGTGGTATATCATGCTTGAACTTCTCCCAATCAAAACTAAACCATTCGTGTTGCCCACAGTCTGAGGTCCATTGGATGTGTTTATGGAGGTACTTAATTAGGTTGAAACTTCCCAACAAACAGGCTCCAAAAGGTGGCAAGGGTTGCTCGGCACATGGGTTAGTTGCAACGATATCTTCACAGTACCACAGATTGTTTTTTCTGTTAATGGTATCAAGATAGAGTACTCCCGGCTCGGCGTAATCCCAAGTGGACCGCATGATTTCGTCCCATAAATTCCTTGCTCTAATAGTTTCGTAAATTCTTCCGTTAAATTGGAGATTAAATTCTCCGTCGTCGGCCACCGCCCGCATAAACTCATCTGTAACTCCTACTGATATGTTGAAGTTGGTTAGTCGGTCTCTGTTTCGTTTGCAGTGGATAAAATGTCGAATGTCTGGGTGGTCCACCCGAAGAACAGCCATCTGAGCGCCACGCCTGTGACCAGCACTAGAGATAACTGCACACCCAGCATCAAACATATCCATAAAACCTTTAGACCTATGTTCGTCTCCCACGGGACCACAACTACTGCTATCCACAGAAGCGATGTGTTCCCCAGCAGGGCGGAGAGTACTAAAATCATAACCAATCCCACCACCGAGACGCATCGTCTGTAGACTCTCAGTGAAGCGGTTACAAATCCCCTCCATCGAGTCCTCAATAATACCAGAGACAAAGCAATTGTAAGGGGTGCAAGAACGGGTAGCTCCCACTGCAACTTGGATACGACCCGCCGGGAGAAACCTCTGATCGAGGAGGATGTCACGAAACGTCCTGAAGTGTTCTTCGTCATCTTGCAACGCCCCTGCTATACGTGTCATTCCCTCTTCAAAGGTTTCTCCACTCTGTAGATACTTCTCTCTGTAGATAAACTCTGCTACTTCTTTGTTCTGATGTTCAGTCATCGTCGCCTTCATCCTCCACGGGGTTACGGCAGAGTTCATCGTCTGCATCCGGGTCGTAGATAGAAGCAAAGCAAGCCTTGTCTAACATCGTGTGTAGTTCATAGACAGGAATAGCAAGGCTGAGGTCACTGCCGGGGAAGGCAGCTACAGTGGTGCCGATGTACTGACCTTTATCGTTGAAAAGAGCACCACCACTAGAACCCGGCTGGATGTTGGCATCGAACTGGATGTAAGGCGCTTCCTCAGATGGGAAAATCGCAAACTTACGGGTGGTGGAGGAGACAATACCGGCAGTGATGCTTGCGTCCATCATACGTGGGTTGCCGACAGCTACCACTCTCTCTCCGCGCAGTACCTTCACACCTTTAGGAAGGACGTTGGCAGACTGTGTAGACCGAAGCTTGGTACCCACCAACTGAAGAAGAGCAAGGTCGCGCTCCTTGTAGTAAGCCACAATCTCTGTCTCGTAGGACAAAGAACCCACCTGATCAAACTCATCGTAGTCTTTCTGCTGCACAGTCATACGCTTACGCTTCTCGAACTGTTCTTTCTCTATCTTCCCATCTTTACCTACCACGTCCTTGGTGACAGTCCTGATGTTAGAGGAGACACAGTGGTACGCAGTGACGATGAGACGGTACTCTGTACTGATCAAGGTACCTGAACACCCCCTACCTACGATGAAGTTAGTCTCATCGACAGTTGTATTCATCTCACTGACGCTCTCCCAAGCAGCAAGGGGAGTAGCCATAGCCAAGCCAAGCACAAGTGCCCCTGCTCCGATAGTCTGCTTAAGTCTATTCATCTTGTTCATCCTTTTCCATTAAGATTGTAGCCTCTTGAACAGAGACCTCTTCTACGGGTGGTACTCTCTTATCTCTACGTATCTTCAGCCTAAATGCTGGCTCCTCTCTCAACTTACGAGCCTCAGGGTTGCGGTATTTATGTTCTCGTTTAGTCGTCATCCCCAAGGTCCTCTAGCTCACTAAAGATGTATTCATTTAAATCAAGAAAACCCATCTGAAATAACCAACGTAAAACTTTATATTCCTCTATATCATTCTGTTCCAAGATTACATCAAGGCCGTAGTCCTCTGCTAGTTGCTGGTAGATATCGTCGTTAACCATACTCTTTCTTGAGTGCCTCCATACTTATGAATTGTGGGTCGTAGCACCCATTTTCTACGTTACGCTTAACCAATAACCCACGCCACCAAAGTTTGTTGGCAACACCAGCCCAGTCCGACCAGTAATCTTGAAACACACCCGCTATACATCCAAAGATTTTCTTCCCATCACCGTTAGTTCGGATGGCGAAGTCAGCGGTGTGAATGTGCCCCTGTGTAGAAGAGACAAATCGTTTGACCAAGAGGGAGTAAGCACCGTGCTCACCACCAATAGGCAAGAGTTTCACACCTGATGGGTGGAAGTGAGCGTAGTGAACACCGTCTATCTCAATAGACCCCGGCCCGTTACCATCATACTCAACGACATCATCGTAATACTTGTTGAAGTCGAAGTCTCTGAAGGAGATGGCTCCCTCTAGTTCGGGTGATAGGTTCAAGGCCCGTTTCAGGCGGTGTTCATGGTTGCCTTCGAGGACTACACGATAGGGCCGCTTCTTCTTAGCCCGTTTGGTTGGTGCCCACATACGCTCTTGGAAATCAAGGTGAGCGTCGATGTCCTTGCGATAGTTCCTGCCTTGGAACGCCCGTGTTCCCTTGTCATAGGAAGACAAAGAGGGCATGTCGGCTGCATCACCTATATTCACCACTATATCAGGACGTATGTCTTTAATTAGTTTACCCACCCAATCAGCCCTTTGATTGTGAAAGTCAGGGTGGGCGTGGGGGTCTGGCAAAACTAAATGTGTCTTACTCATTTTTCTATCTTTTCAAAAACGGAGTAAACTCTAATACGATTGTTAAACCCACACATAACCCCAATAGCGGCTACAAATTTAGCATTTTTAGGTTTTGCGGGGAGAATGTAGTGGATAAGACCAACTCTACCACCTATAGGTAAGGCGTTCATCGCGTTCTTTATCAATATATTTGGTTTTGGGTAGCAGTCTGAACCCGGTGTGTAATGTGCCGCGTCTTCTTCGCTGTAAGGTGGGTCCATAAGAATAGCCTTAAACCCTTTAGGGAAGGGATTACGAGCATCTTGTAAGTAGTCGGGATTACATTCAGGGTCCATATCTAGTGTCATATCTTGCGGGCCAAAACCTCCTTTATAGGGATAAAGTTTTGCCATACCCCCGCACACATGAAGAACTTGTTCATCCAATCTTACTCCTAGTAAAGCTCTTGCTCTCTCAGGAAAACCACCAAGGTAGGCTCCATAGTATTTAACCCCACTTTGTAGTCTAGCTCTAGCTAGAAACCATATATCGGTGATAGGTCGATAACTCATTCTTTCTCTCCCAATTTAGTGGGTTCCATCTTGTAATTGATGTCCCTCTTGAACTTGATTGCGTGTTCTTCTGTGTCAAACGTAAAGACCATAGGTTCGCACGTCTTTCCATTGTCGTCACTTACTTGTGCCTGTACTTGCCACACTTCACGACCCTCACTGGTGTACATTGGGACAGGACCATCGGTGACGAAGTAGATTAAGAGGCCGTCTTTAGCCATCTCTCAGGTATCTCCCCAATTGCGTAGTCAAACCCGTGTTTTTCACACCACCCTGAGTACCTCATCTTTCTTCCTTTACGAATAAGGCTATCTCTCAGGAACAAGAAGACAAAGGTTTCGTCGGGGTTACACTCCTTAACAGCGAGCATCTTCTTCTGTGCATCCCTGTCTAGGTACCCCTTGACCTCAATAAAAATAGTACTACCATCCTCCCTAAGTATCTCGAAGTCTGGATTATACTTTCTTGCCTTCTCCACATACCCAAAGACAACAGGCTCATAGGAGAAGGAGAAAGATTTCTTAAGTTTTGTGCGGGCGGTGTAGAGCAGCTTCACCACATCAATCTCAAGACCAGACTTATAGGTAGTGCCACAGTAGGTGAGGTCTGCTGTGGTCTTTGGGCTACGTCTACTCATAAAACTGCACCAAAATATCCATAAGACCACCCATTGTGATGTCAGTGTAGTCCTCTAAGTTTCTGAGGTCGTGGAGAAATGTGTACATAGCTTCTACTTGATCTATAGTCAAGGGATGGGTCTCGACAAACTCTTCAAAACTATCCATCATCTTTCTCCACCCAAAATGTCCACTGCACATCCACCATGTCAGTTATACGATCACCATCAACAACAGTAGAGTAATGTCTTGCGTTGATGTCGTAGCTGAGACATAGTTTCTCCACACACGAGGCAGCATCAGCGCTGTCATCATCTAGTGACGCAAGATCATCCTCGTTTCTAAGATCATACTTGTTATTGACCTTACACTTTTCACCATCACTATAATCAAACTCACTTAGGGTCTTGTACAATTTCACTTTCCTTTTCCTCCCTTAAATCATATTGTCTTAAATTTTCTCTGGCTTGATCATATTTAATAGCTGTTGAGTTTATACAGTCAACCAATAAGTTTCGCACAACATCACTTCCGTATTTCTGATACATAATTATCCCCTTCCCAAAGTTTCCTGAGCCAAGGTCGCATCGGATATGAAACTCCAAGTTGGAGGGGGTCAGGCGGGTGTGGTTTTCTTATCCCTATAACGTGAGGCACAGTGTTACGTGATTTCCGATACATGATTGTTTTATTTTTAGTGTATAAAAATCTTACCACTAAAGTATTACCTAAAATTTGCCCAGTTCTCTTATTAATTTTACTCATTGATTACCTCTGGAACTTTTGGTAGTTTCTCTACACGAGTTAAGAAAACGGGTCGTCCTCCTGCGTACATGAAGGTCCTGAGTTTCGGCCAGCAATAAGCTTTGAACGGACAGTACGAACAGTTGACTCCAAGCTTTTCATTTCCAGACTTTCCTTCGGGAACTCCATCGAAAGCTCTTGCCGGTACCGTACCGGGTCTTGCAAGTATTTTCTTTGCAGCTCTAATCTTTCGAGATAAGGTAACAAAATCTTCCTCCGTGAATGTGTGACGATCAAGGCACAGGTGTCCTGTCACTTTGTCTACTACTAGGAACGCAGCCTCGTTTTTATACGTGACTAAGGGGTCGTCGGCTGATGCAAGAAGGTAACTGCCGAGTTGGGTGAGGTATCCAAAGGCGTCCTCGTCACGTTGCAACCCAGCAGTGAATTTTTTAAACGAGAAAGACGAGGCTGACTTAACATCGACGAGCATTCCATCAATAACGCAGTCTCGATGGCCTTCAACTTCATTGACGACAAGAGTATCCTGTTCTCCGCACACCAAGTGCCCAGACCTCCGAGCCAGTTCAAGTAGCATAGTTTCAACGAGGTCCCCGTAGAGGAATTTAACTCTCGTGAAAGGACGGAGAGGTTCACGGTGAGATGGATCATATCGCTCGTACCATAGTTGACGGACGCACGGCTTTCCAATAGAACTAAGTCGGAGTCGGGGTTCTCTTTCCTCTCCTCTAGGAGCCAACCGCTGCTTAAGAATCGCCGCATGTTCTTCTCCGTAATCGGCAAAATCTTCACTAGCTACTCCTTCATCCAGAGTTTTGTAAATATCTGCTACCAACGTGTCGATTGTTTTCATAGAAAACCCCACAGAGCTATGAGCATCACCCAGATTATAGCCATGATCAAGGCTGGCTCCATCAGAAGGGTAACCCATCAGTGCGGTTCTCTTCAGTAGCAGGTTCACGCTCCTCACCATCACCTTCGTACTCAACATGCTCGTCCACTCTAACCCCCTCTAGACGGACAAAGGTACGACCATCGACAGTAGTGACATCTAGCTTGACAGTACAGACAGAGCCGTTACCGATAAGATCAACCTTTCCATCATCATCTGCCCAGTCATCTCCGCCCAAACCTACAACAGTTGGAGGACCACTCCACTCGTTGATCACCTCTTCACCATCAGCCTTGAAATGCTTGTGCTTACGTTTGAATGTGACATATGTAAGTTTGGAGTCACCGGGAAGATAGAACTTATCCATCTTAGCCCACACCTTACCCTTGTACATACGATTCCACGTCTTCACTTCCTTGAAATCCTTAGGATTAAGGCCAATGTCAATGCTGTAGTGCCCATCCTTAGGGGCGTATTTACCCTTGTCTCGGTTGAATTCAAAGACCTTGGCGAACTTCACCGGCCCCTGAAGGTAAACGATTTTGGTACTCATATTTCAAATTCCTTTCCTTGTTAAGTATATTATACTCCATATTGGGGTGGTTGTCAAGCCTTTTATCTCTCAGCCGTAATCGTCACTGTGTCGTGGTCGTATACCATACCAGTGACTAACTCAAACTCACCGGAGTCTGGGTCAAAGACGAAAACCTCAGCATCATCGGTACCAAGGTCGCCCAACATCCACACTAGCTCTCCTACAGTCATCAATCACACCCCGGCCCAGATTCACCCGGATTTTTCATATCAACAAACTCCCAATACGGTCGCCACCCCTTAGGACAGAGGAAACCCCAATCCCTCACCCTAGGTCCCGTGAAGAACAAGGTGAGGGCACGACGGTGGATGATAAGACGGTGGGCAAACTTAGCACTACGAAACACAGGCCAAAAGAGAGGGGTACTCCTTATACGTTCCCTATCATATCCTTTGTCAAGATAAATTTCATCAGTTACACCCCACAACATGATGCTCATACTCTTCCAAGGATGGTCGTGTAAGGCTCTATCCTCATCATCGTGCCTGAACCAGTGTAGGTACAGGTTACCCCACTTGTTAGTAGGGAACAGCCTCCACCGTAGCATATAGGGGTCGTGATGTGGTCCTATGGCGAAGGGGGTTAGACGAGGTAACGAGAGCCAGTTACGATTACCGAAGTCAGTCCTATATTTTGTCATGATACAACTCCATTATCTCTGGTGCCCTACCCACTAAGGGTCTGTCTTCTATGATACAATCATTTTCGATAGCATCTGCTAAGATAGAGGCGGTGGCGATAATATGACCAAGATGGTGTTTCCCGCTATCCTTGGCGTAGTTCTCTCCGTCTAACAGACAGTAGATGTGCCGCAACATGGCGTCGAGGTAGACGGTGTAAGAGATTTTCTCCGCTCTCCAATTGTAAGCACCGTACTTAGCAGCACCATCAGCACACGCTGCCGCACCCCACAACACACCAGTAGCAGGGAGCAAACCAATTGCCAGCTTAGTCAAGGCAACTTTATCTTTAGGATTCATTCTCTTCTCCTCGTCTACAAGTTCAAGGTGTCTACCCTCCACCCACGATCCATCCCTATCTCCGTAACTTAAGGCGTACCCCTTGCCACTATGATACATGATAGTAGCCCAAGACTCTCCGTTTCCAAAACATCTCCCGTTTTTGAGTTGAACTTGGTCTCCGTATTTAAACACTGTCTTCCTCCTTTATTCCATATCTACTGTGCCTCAAGGCAAGAGGTATGTCCTTCTCAGGGTACCCATGTCTCCGTAGCTGTGCCTCATAATCTTCCTCATAAGGAGCTGGGAATCCATACATCCAACCCGAAGGTGGGTCAACCCATGTGTACCTCTTAGTCATCAGTAGTCCTTTCTTCCTTCATATATTTCATCTAAAATATATTCTGCTACGTACTTATCATTAAAATCTAACCCACAAAAATTATCTTCAGGTGGGTCTATACCAATTGTGGACCTACGTCTCGCAATCCATTCGAGAGCTTCTCTCATCCTATCGTTCTCTTTCACTAGATCAATGAGTTTCACGCCAGTTCCTTCCTATCTTATATTCACCTGCAAGAGTACATTTCATGTTGAGATCAACTCCTGCTTGTATAATGGCTAGGCACTGTTGACCACCTAGCGCCTCTGCTTCATCTTTAGTGTAACACTCTGTCTGATACTCATCGTGGACAAAATCTACTTGCTTGAATCTGATGCCATTTTCCTTGGCCCACTTACGCCAGAGGATGTTGGCGTACATCATCACAAGCTTCTCTCCATTTTGAAGGTAGCCTGCGAGGACGTGATGTTCACTCGGAACGATAACCTTTCGTTCGTCAAGGCCGACAAAATATCCATTGCGAGCATCCCTAGGGATTTCCCCCCCCTTAAGTTCAGCCAAACCGGGGACTCCTTCAACGAAAAGACGAACTGCCCTGCTAGCTTCTTTTGTGGAGCATCCAAGAATCTGGGCAACCTTCGCCAAGCCAGCGCCGAGCAGCCAAGCATAGATGAAAGTTTTAGCATCGTCTCTTGAACCACAGGCAGTTCCGAGGAGCCTACGGTTAACATTATGTACATCAGTCTTGTCCTTCTTGTTACCTTCTACGATAGCCCGTGAATAGTCCTCATCATTGAGGTAGTGGGCGAGCACCCTCATCTGGATACCCTCTGCGTCACACCCTAAGAGATAGGCTCCGGGTTCGGCCCTCCATAAACCACGCAGTACACCATTAAATCGCAGCTTGATATCTTCGACGGCGGTAGGTTTACCACCATCCTTGCATTGGTCAAGATGGAACTCGCTGAATATATTGCCTTGGTTCGGTCGTACGTGGGACATCCGATGCGTCCAAGAACCAATGCCGTTAAAGGTACCGTGGATGCGACCACTATTTTCGTTATACGCGGCGCTCCATTCAACCAGATCAGCTCTGCGTCCCTCAAGACTGAGCCACGCGGCAAGTAGATTCGCTCCAACGGGTGCTTCAGGTGGTAGAGTACTGAGGTTTTCTTCATTTACTTTCCATCCGTATATTTTAAATTTCTCTAGACGTTTCTCTAGTTTATCAATCCCATCCCTGCGCTTCCATCTTGCTACCCTAAGTTCCCTCTCACACTGTAGATGAGTTTTGGTTTTTTCTGTTGGTCTCCATCCACTCTTGTTGAGCAACTCGATACGCTGCTTGGTGGAACCCGGATTGAAGGGTATATAATGAAAGCGTTCCCATACAACACCAGATCGGAACGAACTTTCTCCAATAACCTCTGTAGTTTTCTTTGATGGTTGTCCATCCTTGTTCCTCTTCAGTGCAATCGGTGGTTCTCGAACTAAGACAGGAGGGATACTTTTCTCCATCTTCTGCTCAATCCTAATCATCTCTCCGGTTATCTCTGCGTGTATGTCCTCCGCCCTACTCACATCAAACCCAAACCCATTCTCATTCATATCTATGCAGATACGCTGCATCTCGTGCTCGGCATCAATGGCACGCTTGAACTCAGGGTTGTCTATGTGTCGGACCAGCTCAAGGTAGATACGATGTTGTATCTCCACGTCGTGCTCACACCTGTTGACGTATGTATCAATCATCTTGGGGTCGTCATACACCTTGATCTCAGGCTTGAGCATATCAAATCGTTTAGCCCACGCCTTTACACTGTGCCCCTTTGGCCGTGCGTACCACACTAAGCGGGAGACAATCAGAAGGTCCAGTTGCTTGTCAGTAGGTACCACATTATTCTCACCAAGAAGATAAGAGAGGTTAGGAGCATCAAAGGTAAGATTATTAACACCAATCCATTGATGAACCTCATCACTAAATTTCCTGAAGTCTCTAAAATTTCCTCTATCATATCTGAAAACATATTTTTCTCCTGTGTCTATGTCCTTACAAACGATACACCAAATCCTTGTTGGTGTTAAGCTGTCGAACTCTGCATCGTAGACTACCCTCATTTCACCTCCCACGAGTAGTAGTTGTAGTGGGTGGTAAAGCAATCCCTCACTCGGACCCCGTAAGCATCCTCACAAGCTTGTTTTGCTTTCTCTTGTGTGTCGTATACACCGATGATACTACCTCCTTCATAATCAATTTCCTTCGTGACAACGTAAACTTTCATTCTTTGATCCTCTCTGCACCGAATACTACCCAATCATAAGCGTTCATATAGGCATATTCATAATCCTCAAGCTCCCTGATTATGTTTACTCCTCTAAGGTATTTATAGAAATCCTCGTTGTACTTTAAATTTTTCCCTTTAGAGGATTTTAGATACGAACACCAATCGACGTAGTTGTATCGTTGTCTTTCCTTAGCGTTAGGCATACTGGGTATATCTCTCCGTTTGGCTGATAAATCTATTATACACCTGATTGTCAGGGTTGTCAAGAGAAATCTTCAGAAAGGTGGTGCCCCTATCATCTCCTCATCGTCCCCCTTACGAACTTCTTTCTGCATCTTTATCTCACGTTGAATATACAACAGCTCTGCAATGAGTTCTCCTATTGATTCCTCACCCATCCACCATCCATCTCGGCCATTACCAAAATTAAGTTTGAAGGAGCTGTACCGATGTCCCTCTTCGATATAGATGATAGCTTGATTTGAGAGTTCTATCCTTGTCTCTTTTGTTATACCGTTTCTATCTAAGATGTTTGGTCCAATTCGTTCGTACTGTGGCATTGTGTTTGTCTCCTTTAGTTACTGTTAAAAGGGAAGTGGTTCTAACCCGTCGAGCTTCTTCTCTGTCATGTGACTGGATGATACTGTGAAGGAAGGTTCATCAAAGAACAACGCACCTGCTGGCCCTGTTTTAGTGAACGGCCTGTTCTTAGCTACGTACAGCCGTGTTGTGTTCCTCTCTGTGTCTCCCTCTGCCATCAAGTCTCGCTCGATATTGATACGAACAGAACATGCCTTACCAATCATCCTGCTATCTCTAGTACTCCCCTCATCATTGACGTGGGCTGTCCACACCACACCGCAAGGATTGTTAACGACATATTTCTCAATCTTCTTAGCCAAGGCGTCGAGAAATTGCACCTTAGTTTGCCCGTCATCTACTGGGTCAAACTGATTGATCGGATCGAAGAAGATTAACTGGCACCCACACACATGAACAAGGTAGTTGATCTGTTCCAAGACATCGTTAACATCAGGGTCCTTCTTGAACTCGAAGACAAAGAGGTTTTCGAATCCACTCGTCAATCCTCTCAAGGCACCCATGATCTCTTCTATATCCACTGGATTATCAGGGTCACGGGTATTTTTTCCAAGAGGATAGCAAGCCAGCCCTTTGTACAAGGTGTCCTTGGTTTCCTCATGGTGGAGGACCCCTATCTTAACACCTTGTTTCAGTGCCTCTACCTCAAAGGCTCTGAGGATTTCTGTCTTACCCAATCCCTCCATGCCGGTGATGAGGGTGACGTGATGGAGGCTTAGACCTCTGATCTTGTCGTTGAGGTCCTCGAAGGGGGTGGGGAAGTAGAGACCAGCATCAGGGTTGGACAACACCTCAAGCACATCATCCTCTGTGTGAAAGATATTGTCAGGTGTGTAGATCAAGGCATTGGCGTGTGCTTGTTTGAACTCCTTCATCGCACCGTTGATCAGATAGTCGTTAGCGTCCTTGAACTTGGTTAAGCTAACTTCCCTGATTTTGTTCGGGAGCATCTGGCAGAGCAATTCCTTCACCCTCTTGCCAGCATCATCGTTCTCGATAGCCAATTTCACTGTCTCGAACTGGCTTAGGTATTTATATATAGCATCACGGTGCTTACCGGGGATAGAGGCGGAGGTTAACCACACCACAGGTTCGGGATTCTGCTTGCCGTGGTTGAGCATGTAGTGGGCAGCAGCCCCGTCCTCCTCTCCTTCTACCACGGTAACATAGTGAGAAGAACCAGCGTTCCACAGTTCCATACCACCGAGCGGAGGTAACTCACCCTCTACCCAGAAATTTTTATCGTGGATACGGCGAAACTTTTTACCTTCGGGGTACGTGTACTCACGGAAGATAGGTTTACCTGCTTTGTTCACGTAGGTGTAGATGCCCAGCTTCTCACACGTCTTCTTAGGTATGCCACGGAACTTGTCTACGAACTTACGCTCGAAGTCTTCCGGCGACATCTTATTAGGGAAGGTACCTTTCTCACAAGAGAAGCACCACCCGTGACCGTCATCATAGAGGGTGTATCCATCGCTTGAGTCACAATCATCCCGTGGGCAGGGTATGTGTTGTTCAACCATTAAGTACCTCCTTCAGCTTCTTCAACTCATCCACCACTTCACGAGCCCCATCCTCACAACCGGGACAACCGGGATCGAGTGCTACCTCAAAGGTGTGAGCTACCTTCTCTGCCCTGCTGATGGATGCTTCCAAGCCGCATTGCAGGCCTTCTTTAAACAGTTCAGTTCTATCATCCAAGTTCATCTTCTTCTTCCTCCTCTTCACAACATGGTTCCTCTTCCATCTCTATGATACAGATGAGTATCTCCATCTCACATACCAAACAGTAACCTTCTTTAGGGAACCGTGATAAGGCAGTCAATTCATATTTTCGATTACAAATCTTACACCTATCCATTATCAATCTCCACATTAAATAATTTCGCAAATTGTTCCATGTTTAAATGTTGTCTTTGTGGTATCTCAATATACATTTGTAATTCTCTCTCCTTCCTTTCTTCTTCTTTACCCCAATTATCTCTGGTGTAAGCTATTTCTTGTGCTAACCTAACCCCCTTCTTTAGTTTTCTCTCCCAATCAGGGTCCCGACGCATTACCATCTCTGCATTTTCATTACCGAGAAGTTGCCTCAAGAAATTCCTCTCCCCCCCATAACTAAAGTTTTCTATTACGTGTCGAGGATGGGGGAAGAGCTTGGAGTTTTCTTTAATAGCAAGGAGGATGTCTACCCACTGTTTGATCTCTTCGAAGTTTATAGGTGTCCTCATAGCCCGAAATTCTAGAGAGCCATAATTGAACAGAGAGACAAAATTGAGGGCCGAGTATCTCACCTCATCCTTATCCAATCTTCCCATACGTTGTCCTCTCAACACCTTACAGATTTCGAACAACACAACGTCAGCTTCCTCAACGCCTAGACAGAAGTGATTACCCACCCTACCTTCTCCGCACATGGTGTGAGTGAGTAACTTCTCAACGATGTACCAACAAGTTACCATAGTCCACATCTCCAAGAAGGATAGGTCCCTCACGTTGATGTGTACGTGTGTGCCTGCTCTGACAGAATCAACAACCTCTGTGTCGTACTGCTTCAACGCCAGTGCCAGTTTGTCAAGCGCCCTCATGGCTGATTTCTTTGGCATCGGTTTTCTCAAGACGTACTCTATGTTGTACTCCCCCCTCAAAGACCCATCATGTTCCTTGATCCAGTAGTATCTTGTCTCCTTACTATCTGGGAACTCTGTGTCAGCTTCCATCTCGATCTCGATACCAACAACCTTTTCTTCAAGGTCTCCGAAACCAAAGTAATCCCCGATATTATCTTTCAAGAGCATCTTCAAGAGCCTCCTTCAACCACTCAAATTTCTCGTGCAAGATTGGCACTCCATCAACGTCCTTACCAACCTTTTCTCTACATTTATACCACACATCTCCGTCCTTGTCAACACTAAACTCTCTGGAAAATGCCTGTCCCTTGCGGTAGAGTTTGTACTTGTTGTATACAGGAGCACTCAGCACATCCATAGAGGGTAAGTTGTAGTAGTACCGTACTCCACCGTGAACAAATACGAGGTTGTCCTTTCTCAAACCCTGCCTCCAATCGTTTCTTTTCGGTAAACGTGACACATAGTAAGTGCTTCCTTCAAAATCTATATTACCGAGAGAAGGCGAGGATAAGTCCAAATCATCCAGACAAATACGGTACTGATTATCTTCCCGCTCTTCATCATCATCATCCTCAACACCCACCTTGCACACCGTAGTGTAAAGACCTCGGGGTGTGTCGTATACATCTAAGACAGTGACCAAACCTCCCGCCTTTAGGTCTCTAACGATTGTGCCTACCAATCTCATCTGAACGTAATCCTTATTATCAACATACATAGATCACACCACTCTATACTTGCCAGGAGGTAGGGTTATATTGTTGTGGTTGAGGAAATACTTTGCCTCTTCTATCTTGTTACTGTTAATAATGTCCTCCACCTCTGGTGTCTGTATCATGGTTCCTCTCATCATGTTCCTCGCTGCTTGGAAGGTTCTTCGTGCTACGTATCTAGTCAGGACCGTGTTCCTCACCCAAGAGTTAGACAAAGTGCGGTACTCAACCCCGTAAGTCTTAGGTCTGAAACACCCGGCCTTACCATAAAGCTTACGTCTCTTGGTATCTTGGTCATATAAAAGTGAGGCCACACCATTTAATGCGTCTTGCTCTCGAACAAGGGCACCGCAGATTTCTTTGAACTCCTCCGTGATGTCAAAACTTCCACCCCACCCAAGATGTATGTGTCCAGCACCAGTGCGGTACGTCACCTTGCCATCCGGTGGATTATTGACGTGGATACCACCCCAAGCACAAAAGTCAGGATCACATCCTAATCTCCTCGCCTTCTTGGGGGCACGCCTCCACTCCTCATTGTCAAATTCTACTGTAGGCTGCACCACAATGTGATGACCCCAATCGAGAGCGTAATCCAAACCTCTCTTACCAGTTGATACACGGCATGAGAAGGAGTGTACGTCGTGGGCCGGAAAGGTGTTGAACTCCAACGCCATCCCATCCACCTGTCCTTTGCAAAGACCACCGGGCAAGTACCTTGGGTTCTCCTTGGTACCGGGTATCATTCCGTATGCCCCGATGAATCTCTTTGTCTTCTTGTCTTGGATAAACACCTCGGGATCAGCACCGATAGAGAAGTTAGTTCCACATATCTTCATATCAGTTCACCTTCATTTTACCTTTTAAATATTCATGGCAATCACAACATAGTGGGCTGTCTTCATTGACCCACACCAGTGTCTTTCTGTCTCCCCATCCGATGTCCCCAGTACAATTGGAACAACCATCTTTAGTTAGGTGTTCGAACCTTCGGCGAGGGACGTATCGGTTCTCAAAGGTGTTGGCATAATCTTCTTCAAAATGTTCTCGGTGTAGAGGGAGCACATTTCCACCTTTGGTAGAGGTTTTCTCTTCACCCCAGTCGTCTTCATCCCTACCCCAACGGGAGATACCACACCAACTCCCCCAATCGCCTGCTCTTATCTTGCCACCCACAGCGAGGTTAACTTCATCGAGTATGATGTTACCATCTCCTTTAATTTTCCACACCAAGTGCCTGTCTACCACCACAGACTGTATCTCATCATGTTTAATACCACTCTTAGTTAATGCAACCTCCAACATCCAATTCTCAGAAGCCCAGAACAAGGTCTTGTTGTTCTCTGCCTTAGTCACAAAGAGTGTTCTTTCTTTGTTACGACACATATTCAACCGTCGTTTCTTAGTGTCATACCAAGTCAACGCCCACGCACCATCCAAGTACTCAATGGTCTCGGCAATGTCCTTACCTTTTGCCAACTCTTCTATGATTATCTTGGAATCCGTCGATTTATAGTTGTGGCTGTCGAGATGAGCCATCTTGTAGAGGTGGATGGTACCATTGTGACACCCTATAATATTTCCAACGTGAAAAGGATGGGCATTCTCTTCAGTAACGTCACCAATAGTGGCCCATCGATTGTGTCCTATCACACAAACTAACCCACTGTCCAACAACGTCCAGTCGAAGAGATCAAAGAACTCTGGGTTATCAAGAACCAAACTCTCTTGACCACCTACACTTTTCACCACGTCTGGCTTGTGTTTCCTGTTGTGGTAAACCAGACCTACACCAGTCGAGTCTCTTCCTCGTAGTTGGGCAAACATTTGTAGGATACCAAAGGCGTACTTCTCTTGCTTACCAATGGCACCGTAGACTCCACACAATCCACACATCATTCGTTCTCCTTCAACCTAGCATGGTCACTGATGGCGGGGTGAATGAACTTGAGGTATCCACCTCGCCCATCGATCAGAGGGATACGTTCTTTGCCGTGTTCTACAATCCAGTCAAAAGCTTTGGCAAAGCACTCTTGCCGGTAAGGGGACGTGAGAGATGGGGCGGAGTTGATCTCAAGGATGTAGCACTCACCCTCTTTGTCCACCATTACATCCACACCCCCGAAGTCAAGGTCACTCAAGTTGAACGCCTCGATGCTCTTTCTCACCGCCTTCAAGGGCCAAGCACCCCACTTCACGTTGTCGAACCGACCACCCTTGGCTACGTTCCACGCCACGTCTTCCTTATTACCCGGTGTCTTCTCTGCTACACACACCACCCTCCCCGAGACCACGAACACACGGTACTCAGCTACCTTGTCGATGAACTCATTTATGTAGTAATTATCCTCACCTAGATGTTGGCACTTTATATCTAGATTATACGAGTCGTGGTAAATCCACAACCCACGTCCTTGATGATGAGTCTTAGTTCGTAAGATCACAGGGAGATGATCATTGTGATCTCGGGCATCCTTCAACCAATCCTTGTAAGCGAACCAAGTCTTCGGGCACAACTCATGCTCCTCCAACACCCGCCTGAACTCTAGTTTGTCAGCCACCAAGTGAATGGCCCTTGCAGCGTTGAGAACTGCACGATCTTTACAGTTGGCTGGTAGGTTACACGTACACCCCCACCTTATAAACAAGTCATCGCGGGGTATGACACGATCACTCCTCACCCACTTGATACCTGTTTTACTAAAGGCCACTACCCCCTTCACTGAGGACATGCCTAGCTTACGTCGTCTAACTATCGTTGTCATTGAACAACAGCTCCTCTATTAAGTTGAAGTATAGTTTCTGACACTCGTGGTCCTTCTTGTAGAACTCAGGGTGTGGTTGGTAACACAAAGAGTTAGTAATCTTGTGGTACACAGCCTCCACATCAGGAGAGTGCGACGCCTCTTCACCCGTACCTGTCGCCTTGAAGGTAGCTTCACCTGAAGTTAACAAGATAAGGCCAACGCCCTCTCTCATCATCTGGTGATGTGTACTTGAGACTTCAACACCATTGCGTGCGAGATGTAGCAACTCCTTCACCTCGATAAGTGCATAGTGTGTACCCCTCAAACCGTGGTTGTTCACATCTTGGAAGAGTTTGCCTCCATTCATAACATGAACAAATTGCCCACCCCTACAGATACCAGCGATAGCACTGTGGTTTTCGAACGCCATCTCGTACATCTTGGACTCATATTGATCTCGTTCGAAGTTGACATGAGAGGACCAGTGTGACTTCTCCCCATAAAGGGCGGGGTTAACGTCCTCACCACCACAGAACTGCACCAAGTCTGCATCCTCGATGGTGTCAGTAATAACCCACCCATTATCCTCGAACATGATCATGTATTCGGTGTACCCACCAACTACGTAGACTGTTTTGCTCATTGCTTTAGTATCCTTTCGTATGCTAGTTCCACCTCTTCAACTACATCGACACGTTTCTCGATCTCTCCTGCATCCTTGATGTACTTGAAGGGGTCACTGTTCACCTTGGGCATCACCTTCACATCCCTTATAATCAACCCAACTTCGTCACCATTTCCCCACATATAAGGGATACCTCCGTAGTTCCGTGCTTCACGATAATCCACCATATTCATGTTAATATACTTATCAAGAGTACCCACTAGGTAATTCCTGACTGCCCCCGTGTCCATATCATCGTGGTATAAGGCAACGTGCCCACCCCTGTGGCTTTTGTAGTAGGTGCCGTCTTCGGAGACCCTGATGGCGTGTGCTGCGAGGTGCGCTTTGCGTGGGTCAAGGCCCATCTTGATCATCCGTATGGTAGACCTCCCGATGTCAGGAAACTCCCACGCTTGACGAGTAGCGATGCACGCAGCTACCACTAGGTTAGCAGGTAAACTTGTGCGTACTGTTATTCCATCATTGTCACATTTACTCGGGTCCCTTGTAACATAGCACTCCGCAAACACAGAGTCATTGAACAAGAAAGAATAGAACTTCTCTCGCTCATGTTTGTTCAACACCGGGCTGTCACACTCGTGGTTGTACTGCACTTGGTTGTTGATGATTACTGGCCCATTGCCGTTGTTGTCCAAACCCCCGACCCCATCGTAGTCACCACTCATCAGTGCCATATGGCAGTAAGGGTACTCTAGGTCCAGAATATCACCATCCTCCCACCCTACACCATACTGAGAGACACGGGTACGTGCGTTAGTGAAACAAGTGTGTAACTTCTTCCCCAATATCAGTAGGTCTTGATCACTAATCACGTTCCTATCCACCACCACCAGTAGTAGTCTGCTTCTGTACTCATGTTAGAAATCTCCTGTGTTGATCGCTGCTTCCAACAAGTTCTGTTGGGAGGAGGACAAAGACAAGTCCCCCCGTTGGTATTGAATCACAGCCTTGTTGATGTGTTCTTTACACCGAGTGGGACTCTTGCGAATGTGTGTCTCCCAATCCGCAACAGTAAACTGCTTCGTATTCACGGTTATATACTCCTTTCCAAGAGTGTTACAAACCACCCTCCTAAGCCCATCACAAACCCGAGAAGGTAGACAAGTGGGTAGAAAATGACCTTCACGACAGCACTATTTTCCATAGCATAACCGCCACCGCCATGAACATCACGATGACAATCAGGAAAGACCAGATGAACATCACGCCGATGATGAACTCAATATTGGACACCAGCCAGTCGATGATTCTCATCACAACACCCCGTGTATCTCAGTGAGTCTGTCGATCAAGTACCGAAGGTCACTCTTAATGTAAGACTGTTGTGACATTTGCAATTTGACGCAGTGGTCTCCGTAAGGCTCTACATTAGTAGTGCCTCCCCAATAAGGGGCCTTGATACGTCCCTTCACCACCGATGTGACAGTGAAAGTAGTAGTGCCGATGCACGGGTTATCCATTCTTGTTCTCTTTCTTCTTCCACCCTTCACCATCACGGCGAGGGATGAGGGTTACACGCTCCGCACCATATGATGCGAACCTCCGACGAGCACTGTGCATGGCAGCGAACGGATCACCGCCCTTCACCTCTGGCACAGTGACAGTGATGCGGGGCGATGCCCCTAAGATTCCAAAGGTCACACTCATGAGGTCTTACTCCTTTTCTCTCTGATTAAAGTTATAAGTTCTTCTTCGGCAGTAGCCCAAGCAGCATCCCTAGCAGCAGCCCAAGCAGCATCCCTAGCAGCAGCCCAAGCAGCATCCCTAGCAGCATCCCTAGCAGCAGCCCTAGCAGCACCCCTAGCAGCAGCCCTAGCAGCAGCCCAAGCAGCAGCCCTAGCAGCAGCCCCAGCAGCATCCCTAGCAGCATCCCTAGCAGCATCCCTAGCGTCGCACCTAAGTTCAGGACTACTCTGTTCTAAGTAATCTACCACAATTTGAGGTGGGGACCACAACGAGATACAGGACAAAGCTCTCTGTTTTGCAAATTTTCTTAGTAACTCCTCTCCGTCCACCCTCCAAAGAATTGTTCTCTTTGTCGATACAATCTTGTCCCTACCGGACAAGAAACTCTCCCCATAAGCGACTCTGCAAATTATATTGCCGGGTGCGTATAGAAGAGCGTGTGTCACCTTTTTACTACAGTGAAGCCCATAGTGGCACAGTTTCAAGGAACCTTCGTGGTAGAGGGTTACTCCGTCTGATGGAACAGCCCTACCATCCCTCAAAGTATTGCCGACAAAGTGCCACGCTAACCTATCGTCGTTGGTTGTCATCTTACCTACTCCTCCGAGTTACAAATCACTTCAGTTTTGGCAAGTTCGATAGTCACCTTACCGTGGCTCACCAAGTCTTGTGCCAATTGCCAAGCTTTGCGGCGTGCGAAGTAGAAGTTGGGACCAGTGTATTCAAACAGACCACGGCAACTACCATCCAATTTTATACGATAATAGTTTATCTTCCCCACCTTCCTTTCTTCTCACGATTGCCCCACCCCTTGCGAGGATGGATGCTGTTGGGTTCGTGATCTTGTGGACCCATGCGTTTACGTCCACCAGTTTTCCAAGAAGACTTTGGCATATATCTATACACACCAGAGAGCACAAGTTTCCTTGCGTGTCTGTCACTGGTGCGGAAGACGTAATACACCTCGCCTTCTATCTCTTCAATACACTTCATCTTACTCCATCACCTCCATGTTCTCGATGGTGCTCATCTCCGCATTACGAATAGAGAAGAGTGTCTCCATCGCCTCATTCACGCGACACAGCTCCCCGATAGTCATCGGCAGGTCTGTGGTCACACTCGGCATCAGGTCAGCCGGTAAGATACCGTTCATGTCATCCTCTCTTTCTGTTCATCGGACCGGGGCGAGTATACCCCGACCTTCTATCAGCAGGCAAGGTCTCTAACATAACGTCGTAGGTGTGCCGACGAACCTCAAGCCTCTTGCTCATGTATTCGTCACGAAAAGTGGGAACGCTCTTCTCAGGCACTCCTGTTTCTTTGTTGATAGCCGTATTACTAGTCCTCCTTCTTCATGTTGATCTGTTCGTCAACCCTTCTTATCCGGCGTTCCCGTTTGCCCGCCTCGGATATACGGCCTGATCTTGGTAAGCCCAGCCATCTTGTAAACCTCACGCCGCAGGGGGCCGCCAATGACCGCCGACCGCTTGGACGCATAGAACTCTGCCTCGGCGTTCGACACACCGGCGGCCCCTCGTTTGCCTTTACCTTCAGCACTCATAGCTGTGTTCTCCTCTCGGTTATGTGCGGTCCGTGCGCACTAAAAGACCCTCGCCGTGCGTCTGGTCACAGTGAGGGCTAGTTAGCATTCACGTTAGCAAGCGCAGCTTTGCTGCTTTCTATT